CCGGATCTGTCCTTCGATCCGGCGAACCTCCAGGCGCTTTGCCCGAGCTGCCACACCCGCAAGACCCGACGCGAATGCGGCCACCCGCCGCCCCGCCAGGACCGGGCGGACTGGAAGGCGGCTCTGACCGACCTTCCGCCGCTTAGCCCTTCCCAGACCACCGAGCCACAGGAGTAGACCCATGCTCGATTCCGTCCGTATCCAACGCCGCCAGTCAGAGATCAGGCAACAGCTCGCCGAGCTGGCGGCCAAGCCCGAGCCCACCGAGGACGAGGTGCGCTCGATGGACAGCCTCGATCGCGAATACCGATCGAACGAGACGCGCTATCGCGCCGCCCTCATCGCCGAGGACACCGAGCGCCGCGACGCGGGCGCCGAGCTGGAGACGCGCAGCGCGGCCGAGTGGGCCGAGCTGATGGCCGGCTTCGAGCTGCGCCAGGTCGCGCTCGCGCTCGACGAAGGCCGCCAGCTCGACGGCCAGACCGCCGAGATCGTCACCGAGCTGCGTAGCGCGGGCGGCTTCCGGGGCGTCCCAGTGCCCTGGCAGGCGCTGGAGCTGCGCAACACGGTCGCGGCGGGCACGCCCGACCCGATCCAGACCCGACCGATCATCGCCCGTCTGTTCCCCGACTCTGTGGCCTCGCGCATGGGCGCGCAGATGATCAGCATCGACGCGGGCGCCGTCGAGTGGCCGGTGACCACCTCGGCCGTCTCGGCAGGGTGGGCGGATGGGGAGGTGGCCAACGTCGCCGGGCCGACCGCCTACGCCACGACGGACCGCGCAATGAACCCGGACCATAACCTCGGCATCCAGATGCGGATCAGTCGCAGGGCTCTGAAGCAGTCCGGCGCCGCCCTGGAGCAAGCGGTTCGGCGCGACATGAACGGAGCGATGGGGGCCGCGATGGACCAGGCCGTGTTCCTGGGCACCGGCGCGAACGGCCAACCGCTCGGCGTGGTTGCCGGCGCGGCAACATACGGGATCATGTCCTCGGCCGTGACGTATGATCCGGCGCAGGCCCCCGACATCGGGCGGGTGTGGGAGGCAATCCGCTTCGCGATCGTTCGCTTCATGACGGGCAATGCGGCCGCGTCCCCCGAGGCGGTTCGACTCATGTTGCGGCCTGAGCTTTGGGGCACGATGGATGGCCTCTTCCTGCCGGGCACGGGCGTGTCGGAATACGACCTGATGACGCGGCGCGTCCCCGCGGCCAACATTGCGTTTACCAACAACGGCCTGCCCGCGCCGTCCGGTGACCCGCTCGCCACCTCGGCGCTGCTGACCACCGCCGCGGGCGGCGTCGCGCCGATCTTCGTCGGTGCCTGGGGGGCGGTCGACGTCATCCGCGACCCGTTCAGCGACGCCCAGTCCGGCGGCCTTCGGATCACGGCGCTTGCGACGATGGACGTGACCGTCGCGCGGCCGGCGCAGCTCGAGCTGCTGACCGGCATCCGAGTGGCCGCGATCTGATGCTCTGGGGCGGCGTGACCGGCGGGCTCGAGCTCCGCACCTCCGGGGACGGTGCGACCGTCCTCCGGGGCCGCTTCCCCTACGCCGTCCCGACCGTCCTTCGCGACGGCCGGGACCGGCGCCGGGAGGTGTTCGAGGCGCGCGCCTTCGGCGCCTCGATCGCGGGCGGGAGCGAGGTGCACCTGCTGGTGCATCACGACTTCGACCGGCCGCTGGCATCGCGCCGGGCAGGCTCGCTGACGCTCACCGATGACGACGACGCGCTGACCTTCGAGGCGCGTCTGTCCCCCGAGCTGCGGGGCGTGGGCTACGTCTCCGACTTCCTGGGCGCGCTCGGCGCGGGCCTGGTCGGGGGCGTGTCGCCCGGCTTTCAGGTTCCGGCCGGGGGCGACGAGGTGCGGCGCGACGGGACGGGCCTCATGCGCGTGGTCCGCACCGCCGAGCTGGTGGAGATCAGCGCCGTGACGAAGCCGGCCTATCCTCAGGCGCAGATCGAGGCTCGCAACTGGAACCCCGGCGGGGGCGCGCATCGCACGCCCCGCCCCGCCGCCCTTCGCTGGAGATGACGATGCTGGGATGGATCATGGACCGGCTCCGGCCGCCCGAACGGCGTTCCAGCGGTGGCGGCTACACGGCCCAGGTGATGGCCGCGCGGGAAAGCTACGTCTCCGGACGAAGCGGCGTGGCAGAGCTGACGGCGACGGTGCAGAGCTGCGTCACCCTCTGGGAAAGCGGGTTCGCAATGGCCGACGTTGACGGCACCGACGTGCTGACCCCGGCCGAGATGGGGATGATCGCCCGATCGGCCGCGCTGCGGGGTGAGGCGGTCCTGCTGATCGGCAACGGCGGACTGATCCCGGCGACCGACTGGGACGTCACGACGCGCGACGGCCGCCCGCGTGCCTATCGCCTGTCGATCCCCGAGGCGGGGGGCGGTCGCACCGTCACCGCCCTGGCCGCCGAGGTGCTTCACCTCCGCATCGGCGCGGATCACGTCACGCCCTGGATCGGCACCGCGCCGCTGCGCCGCTCCCCGCTCACCGGGGCGCTGCTTCATTCGGTCGAATCGGCCCTGTCCGAGACGTTCGAGAACGCGCCGCTCGGCTCGCTGATCGTGCCGCTGCCCGACACCGGCGCCGACGACATGGCGACGATGCGTGCATCCTTCCGCGGCCGGCGCGGGGCGACGATGGTGATCGAGGGCGTGGCCCAGGCGACGGCCGCGGGCATGAACCCGACGATCGGCCAGAAGCCCGACCAGCTCTCGCCGGACCTGTCCAAGTCCATGACCGCCGAGACGCTGGCCGCCGCGCGTGAGGGCATCTTGATGGCCTATGGCGTCCTGCCCGCGCTGCTCAACCGCTCCGCCACCGGCCCCGTCGTGCGCGAGGCGCAGCGCCACCTTGCCGTCTGGCAGCTCCAGCCGATCGTCGCGCTGTTGGCGGCCGAGGCCTCCGCGAAGCTGGGGACGGCCGTGCGGATCGACACGATTCGGCCGCTCCAGGTCTTCGACGCGGGTGGGCGGGCGCGGGCGCTGGCCTCGCTGGTCCAGACCCTCGCGCAAGCGAAGGAGGCGGGCCTTGCGCCGGGCGACCTTGCCGCGGCGCTGCACGTCGTCGATCTGTGCGATTGAGATGGGCCGAGCGCGCCCGCCTGTTCATCGGCCAGCGCTCCGGTTTAGTCGGTGAGTCCCGCAGAAACCCCGACAGCCCGCGGCCCGGCCCTCCGGTGGGCGCGGCGGGCACCTACTTCCGCAGGCGCACCCCTGCGCCACCGCCGTTCGGATCGAGGAAGATCACGCCGGCGGATTCGAGGGCACCGCGGATCGCCTGAATAGCGCGTTCGGATGCACCTAGCGCGCCACCGCCTTCCGCCCGCTTCACTGTTGGAATTGACACCTCTGCCGCGTCGGCGAGCTGCGCTTGCGTCCATCCGAGCAGGTGCCTTGCGGCGCGAAGCTGATTGCTGTCCATCCGCCTCTTGATCCCTTCGGATCAATCGTGCATTGATCCCTAGGTATCAATAGCTCTGCTGAAGGATCAGAGCAATGACCAAAGACCGCGCCCGCGCGAACCGTCCCGCCATGTCTCGGCGCACCCTATGCATCGCCTTGCCCGCCGCCGGTCTGGTGGCCCCCGCCGCCGCATCCCCCCAGGCGCCCGACCCCATGGTCATACTCTACCGCGAATGGCTCGACGTCCGCCGCACGGTGCGCGACCTAATGAACCTTCCCGGCAACGAGGAGTGGGACGATCCTCGGATTCTGGCTGCTCAGGACCGGGAGGACGCGATCGAGCGCGAGATGCTGGAGACGCGGCCGACGTCGATCGAGGGCATCGCGGCCTTGGCCGCGCTGGCGTGGGTATACGTGCATCCCGGCCTCACCGATCCGGAGGAGTTCGTTCACTTCGCCCAGTCCCGCGACTGCCAGGCCGTGATCGCGCTTTGGAAGGCCTGCACGGGCCTTGATGGCTATCCGATGACTTGACGCCGGATTAAATCGGACGTATGTCCGAATAAATAACCGACGAGGTGTCGCGTGTCTTTCTTCGACGAAGCCTTCTCGCTTCCCGCCGTCGCGCCCGCTGTAGGCGTTCAGCATGACTCGTTGTCGAAGTGGATCAGGCGAGGCCACCTCGTCCTGCGCCCCCAGGATCGGGAGAAGGTGGGGCGGGGCGGTGGGGTCAACCTGTCGGCCAGCACGACGCTTCAGGCGATCCTCGCAGGCGATTTGGCGCGGCGCGGCCTTCTCGTCCCCGATGCGTGCGAGGCCGCGCTGCCCTTCGCGCATGAAGGCAGCATCGCCGGGGAAATGGGGGCGACGCACTCGCGCGCGCCGGGCCGCCTGTTCCCCGAGGGGCAGATCACCCTGCTTCTGATTGACCGCGACCGCCCCGAGAATTCGACGGTCCGAGCCTTCGACGAGAACACGCCTCTTAAAGACCTGCGCTCGCGCCTGGATGCGATCGACGTCGAGCTGGTGCTGATGAGGCGCCTCGGCCTGTTGGGCATCGACGTGCACGCGGCGATGAAAGAGATTCGGGGGCAGTGATGGCGGGCCGCGTTATCCTTGCACAGCGCCCCCCGTCCTACGTCTCAAAGGCCACACTGGCGGCTGAGCTCGACATGAGCGAGTCGACCGTGGATAGCTACGTGAGTGTAAGCACCCGATTGGCACCGCCTGCCTGAGTTTGGCCTGATCCCGTAGGAGACGTGCGTAAGGACGTCGTTAACGACGTTGCTTGCGCGGGGGTGCGGATGCGGGGCGAGGTTC